TTATGATGTATAGTAAAAGAACGTAAATACGCCATTTTTTCGGTCAAAAACAATCTTCTTGAGTATCCTTCTTAGAGCATTTCCCTTATCTTCGTAACTAATTTCCGGATCAGAGATAAAATCATATACGGTAGAAATCCGCGCCAGGAGCTGCTGCTTACAGGTTGCCTGATCGGGAGCCGCAGGCTGTTCCTGATGCAGACGTTCCAGATCGGCCATGAGATTTTCACGTTCAGTCTGAAGCCGCTTTTTGTTGGTTTTATATTCTTCCAATGTATCTACCTCATTTTCGTAGGCTTCTTTGATCCTGCGTTCTTTTGTTTCCAGACGGGAAAGCGCCTCCTGGATTAAAGTTTGTTCGCTTTGCAGAACGGCATTTGTAGGAGCTATGTATTCATAATTAATAACCTGCTCATCAATGGCAGTGCGGAGCGACTTTAATACGGCCTGCTCTGCGATCCGGGCAGATACAGCGCAGGAGTCAGAATGAAAACCTTTGGAGTATTTCCAACACTGGAAGAAATCGGGGCGTTTCTTATTATCTTTTGTACGGTTAAAGCCAAGGCTTGCACCGCAGGTACCGCATTTTAGAAGCCCGGACAACCAATGTGCAGTGGATGATACTTCCCGGCGCTGCTTTGGGCGGTATTCCATTTTTACACGTTCCTGAACAGACTCAAATACAGAGGTTACCGCAGGAAGAGTTTCATGGGAGCCAGTGAACTGAATCCCGTTCCAGATCACCTGACCATTGTAAAATTGATTAGTCAGTATCCGGTAAATAGTCCGCCGTTCAAATGGGTTTCCACGGCGGGTAAGGTGGCCCTGCTGGTTTAAACTGCGGGCAATATAGGTCATGTCTTTCCCCTGGGAGTATGCCTGGAAAATGTATTCTACCAGGGGCGCTGCCTTAGTATCCAAAACGAAAGGTTTTCCTTCGCCAACAGACTGATAGCCAAGACAGGGAGTTGCCTGATAGCCGGATCGAAGTGCCTTTTCTGTCATTCCTCGAAGAACCTCACCAGAAAGGTTATAAGAATAGTATTCATCAAACCATTCAATGATCGTCTCAATCAACCGGCCAAACATACCGTCTGCAATGGGCTCGGATACGCTTTTGATCTCTACATTGCATTTTTTGCGCAGGATGCCCTTGTAAAAGGTACTTTCTTCCTGATTGCGGGCGAACCGGGAAAACTTCCAGAGATACAGGCGTTTAAATGGTGCCGGTTTCTGGGATTTGGCAATAGCGATCATTCTCTGAAATTCCGGCCGATTGCTGGCTTTTCTTCCGGAAATACCTTTATGCTCAACAAATACAAAGTCCGGCGGAATAAAAAAGCCGTCTTTTTTTGCTTCTTCCTGGATCACACGCAGCTGTGCGTCAGGTGATAATTCAGTCTGATCGTCTGTGCTTACACGGATATAAGCGGCTCCAATTTCTAATATCTGTTCAGTTTTTTTAGTGGTCATAATATCATCTCCTGTTCTATAAGTACGAAAAATGGGTACAAAAAAGACGCCCCTTGCGCAGACGTCCTGGAGATGATATAATTCAGGTGTTGAGACTGATTATATCGTGCCGGGAGACTGGCAGGAGAAAATCTATGTAAGAGGCCGTTCCTGTTGGCGCAGGGGCGGTCTCTTGCGTTTTATGACATTTTAACCTATGTTTAATGTAACTGTTTGAGTATTTGGATTATTCCAGCTAAAAAGTTCTTTAATTTCTAATGTTAAAGGTGTTTTATCTTTGATACGATAAGCTTTTCCTACCTTTATGGTAGTTCCCTGAGTAACTTTCTTTGAATAATTATCTAATGCCTCATCACAATCATCATATGAAAGCCATGTGGTATCACATTCAATACCATTTTGAAATGCTGTAATGTAATAATCAGCTAAGAGTGCGCTTTGGGATTCAGATTTTTTATTTGTAAAATCATAATACAGTATAACGCAGCTATAACCATCGTAGTCAGATGCAAGTTTCCAACCGGTATAAGTAATTTTGGCATCATCTGTATCAAAATTAAAAAGTGGGGTTATCAATGCACCACTGGCATCGACTTTCTGGCCGTCAGGGGTAGTGGTGTTGGTTAAAATGTAACCGTTATTATCAAAATAATATTGTTTTCCATTTATTTCTTTCCAGGTGTTTGTTGGATAACTTCCATCATCATTTTGGTACCACCAACCAGAAGTATCCTGTTTCCATTCTCCCGCAAAGGAGGTCATAGAAAGGACAGCAGATGCAACGCTGACAGCGAAAAATAACTTTACTTTCTTCATACTCTTTTCCTCTTTTCTTTTGTTTTATTAAAATGCCATAGGCTATTTTAACCTTAATTCAATAAGTTCTTTCTGATATCCCAAAATTCGTGAAAGCTGATCTAACAGTACTATTATTTAACCTTTCAAATTACTTTTCCCATATAGGTAAAGTATGATATTCACCTATATCCAAGTATGGTTCAAACTGTATATAATAACCGTCGATAATTGTATGAGTTCCGTACGTCTGACGATAACGATCCAGAGCTTTGCAAACTATTTCTTCTGAAATATCCAGGTATTCTGAAATATCATAAGCATTTCTACAATGCGCTTTGTAGGCTTTTATAATATCTATAAGTGGGAGCTGTTTGGTATAAGCCCAGGCACGAGCAATAAATTCTTGCTTACGGGCATTGGATGAGTCTTGCTCAATGATCCTGCCTACAGTTGTATAATAATGTCCCATTTCTTCCGCCAGGACAGCAGCTTTTTCTTTTAAAGTAGGAATATCCTGGCGTATTGCTATGCGGCGTCCTTTACAACGTCCGTCACTGGACTGTAACGGAGCTTCCTTTACGATTAGATTATTGTTATCGGCTTCTATCAGTAATTCATCGTAGGTCAATCAGATCAAGCCTCCTACTTTCCCCAGAACTCATCATTATCCATAAGGTCATCATCGTGCTTCTTCATCTCATCAGTTGGATTTATGTCGGTTCGGTCATGAGCGGCATCTGGCATAAGATGAAGTTGTTCTTCTTCCATTTTCTGAACTTTCAAGAGACTTTCAGAGTAATAGCTTACTTTGCGTAAATTAGCATCGTTCAGATCCTGAATATTAGAGAATAATGTATCTATTTGTTGTTCTCTTGGTGTTTTATCGGCAGCATAAAATAGATGAATAGTATTTTTTTCTGTATTAATTAAAACCATGTTGATAATCCGTCTGAGTGCTGCGGCCTTTTTATTGTAGGATATATCAGGACTTTTTAAGAATTCTATTGCATTAAGAGTTTGAGTTCCATTAGTATAATCAATGAGATTATCTTTAAGCACCTCTTTAAGCGAGTTACAAATCGCATCGAAAATTTGTGGGCTATGTTGCAAACTTCGTCCGGTGATTTCAAAGGCAATGCTATCTGCAGATACATATTTAGTATATGTTCCCTCAGTGGATTGTTCCATGGGGACATCGAAGCCCATAAGCCATGCTTCATTGACATTTAATGCCTTTGATAAAGTAAATAGCTTGTCTGATTTTGGCTGTGTATAGCCAGACATATAGTGACTGATAGTAGATTTAGAAAGCTTCGTTTTTTCGGCTAATTCAGCGGGTTTAATATTAGCATTTGATATCGCAATATTAAACCTATTTTTAAATGTATCAACTGGCTTATTCATAGTGTGTCACCCCTTCTTTGATATATAATATCAAAAGTGAAACAAAAGTTCAATAGCATCAGTGTAAAAAGTTTAAAAAATGAAACTTTGTATTGACAAGAAAATAATGTCGATGTATAGTAACTATAGTTTCAAAATTGAAACTGATAGGAGGTGATTAAAATGTGTGATAAAACGGTATTTGATTACAGCAAATTACGTGGAAGAATAGTAGAAATGTTTGGAACACAATGTAAATTTGCTGAAGCTAATGGAATATCTGATAGATCAATGTCCTTGAAGTTAAATAATGGGATAGGACTGTCTCAGGATGAAATTTTGAGGTGGTGTAATCTTTTGGATATATGTACAGATGAAATTCCGCTATATTTTTTTAAACAAAAAGTTTCAAAATTGAAACAGCATGAGGTACAAACAAATGAATGATTTAATTAAGGTTACATACAACGTAGGTGAACCTACCGTGTCAGCGAGAGACTTGCACGAAGGGTTAGAGATTAAAACTGCATTTAAGGACTGGTTTCCAAGAATGATAGAGTATGGATTTGAAGCAGGTAAAGATTTCAACATGCTCAAAAATGAGCGGGTTCAAATGGAAGGCAACCGCGAAGTAAGAAGAGAGATTACAGACTACCAGATTTCAGTAGATATGGCAAAGCAGATTTGTATGATCCAGCGCAATGAAAAGGGTAAACAGTACCGTGAGTATTTCCTGGAATTGGAAAGGGCATGGAACACACCGGAGCAGGTATTTGCTAGGGCATTGCGAATGGCTGATCAGACCATTAACAGTTTGAAAAATCGTTGTCAGTTTCTTGGGGGTCAGGTTGAAGAGCAGCAGAAGGTAATTGAGGAATTACAGCCCAAGGCTTCTTATTACGACATGATCTTGCAGTGCAAAGATCTGATTGCGACCACCGTAATCGCTAAAGACTACGGAATGTCTGCAAAGAAATTTAATGCAATTCTTCATAAACTTGGTATTCAGTTCAAGCAGAGAGATGTTTGGGTGCTGTATGCGAAGTATCAGGGAAATGGTTATTTGAAGACCAAGACTCACAACTATCCGGATGCCGATGGTGTTCAGCATTCAAAGGAACATTCCTATTGGACGCAGAAGAGACGTTTGTTCTTGTATGATCTGTTAAAGCAGTACGATGTTTTGCCTTTGATGGAAGTTTAGGACTATATGAGTAGTCCCCATTGAGAAGCTGTTGGGGTAGAAAGATGGGGGGTGAAAGAGGTGGTAATAGCATTACTAGCAAGACTCCTGCTTGGAAAAAAGAAAGATTTCTTTACTATCCTGAAAATCAAAGGAACAGCATACATGATTTCGATTCAACCCTATGTATCTCCGCTAGAGGCTTTCAAAAAAGCCGTAAATAGTGGTGTATTTACGGCTGACGATTCTAAAGAGGAAGATTAGAAAGGCCCGGGCAGGCAGCTTCCATTTTAAGAATTAAATTGGTATAAAGTTTTGCTTCGGACTTAGAGATAGTGATCGCTTTCTGATTTTTTATGGAATCGTATTCCTTTTTTACGCGTCCATATAGAAAAAGCAATTCTTCATTTGAAAAGTCGATATTCATAGACATTCTCCTTTCTGCATACTCGGCATGGCAGTGCCTGTGAGGAAAAGATAGCACGAAGTTAAAAAAATAGGAAGAGGTTAATCCGGAATGTGCGGTGGATTATCTGTTTGCAACAGAGTAGGAGGTGAGTGAGATGGTAATATCCGTAGGAAAAAACATACGATGTCAGATAGCAAAAAATCTGCTGTCCGGGCATAAGCAGATAGCAGATTCTGGAAATGTTAATGCTTTGATTGTACTAACAAAGTTTATTTTAAAACTTTCCAAGCAGTTCGATGATGAATTCTTTGAATTGCGGCCAGAAGAACAGGCTTGCAGCCCCGAAAGTCCACCAGATAAAGGTCAATAAGACATTGCATGCTTTAAACAACGTTTTTGTAAATAGAAGATTTGTTAGAGCAGGAGGTGAGCACAATGGAGACAGAAAATATCTTTCTTGATTATGAAAAGGGCATTTTTCTGGTAAATGGTGAAAAGACAAAGATTCCAGTGAGGATAATTCTGAAAACAGGTGACGGAAGAGATAAGGCGAAGCTTATGAATTATGAAAATCTGACACCTCAAAACTTAGAATCTATAGCAGAAGTGATCATAGATATTTGTGGTCTGATATCCTTGAAAAATTGTCCCGTACAGATGTCGGAAAACAATTCTGCACGGGACAAGCATCAATAGTAGTATTTGCATGAAATTACATGTCCTTCGGAATCTTCTGCATAAGTTAGTTCTTTAAATAACAAAGTGGTATTATTCTCGTCTTCAAAAAAAGTACCTACCCATTCAGGATGGGCGAAATTTAAAGAGCATGCAATGTAGTTACCGCGTTTATCAGAATCCGGAACACCATTGAAAGTGCAGGAGGAATACTTAAGAGACGTGTATTGCATATGGTATCTCCTTTCTTCTGTACTCGGCGCTGCAACGCCTGTATGAAAAGTATAGCACTGGGGAGATAAGGAAAACAAGCAACAAGTACATGCCCAAGGCATACAGATGAAGAGAGAGGGGTGGTGATGTGAAGGAATATGACGTGGTAAATCAGGTGGAAATTAATGGAAAAAGTATCTGTATGGAAAGCTTAACAGCAGAGCAGCGTAAGCAAATGGTTCAAAAATGGCAGGACCAGATCATGCAGCCTGTTGGGTACATAAGAAGGACCGCCTGAGAGCGGCCTTGGTGGACAAGCTTGGAAAGGAGAGAGAAGTAATGGCAAAGATCAAGAACTATGACGGTCAGACAGACATGGAGCTGTCCTATGTGGCAGTGCAGGCAACCAGGCCAAAAAAGAAAACTGTGGACTGGGTAGGCATCACGGAGACATTTATAGCCGGTGGCATGTGGGTGATAGTCTTCATGATGCTTGGGGCTGCGCTTGCGGTCCAGGTGCTGTGATGGCTGTGTGGAATGACCAGTGCGGTACCTGCATCAGGAAGAAACGGTGCATGGAGATAAGCCGCTTACAGGCATGCAGAGGCTACATAAAAAAGGACCCAGGCAGCGGCAACTGCGGAAGGTCCAGTAACAAAAATAAATCACACCCTCATTATACGGAGGGAGAAGGAGAATTGCAAGATGGCAAAGACAATAAAGATCACCAGCAGCAATGAAATTTCCGTTGTTGATGTGGACTTTGATGATTACAGGGCCATTCAGAAAGTTGTGGGTGGCATGTTTGAGACAGTAAAGACGCAGAGGATGTTTGACTACTTTGGTAAGCCAGTAATGATGATGGTGGATGAAGAAGGCATCTTAAAGCGGCTTCCATTAAACAGGACAGGATCCCGCTTTTATGGGTATCCCGTTGTAGGGGATTTTATCCTGGCAGTTCCAACGTATGAGGATATCGTAGCTCCAGATGAAACTGACCTTATAGAATGGAAAGAACGTTTGATCCGTGATCAGAACCTGAAGGAAGTGGAAGCATGAGCCGCCCGCAGCACTACCCAGACAGCCGTATCCAGATCACATCACCGTTTTTTCTGTTAAGCTGCAGCTGTGGCCTGCGTAACTGGTCTTTGCTGGGAGAGATCACGCCGTGTCCAAACTGCGGCAGACTTATGAAGCTGGAAGGTGATGTAAATGGTGACAAAAAAGCTGTTTAACAGCCGGGAAGAGTGGCTGCAGGGGAGAAAGAACCATATAGGCGGTTCGGATGCAGCCGCCTGTGTGGGGCTAAATCCTTATAAGGATAACGTGCAGCTCTGGGAAGAAAAGGTAGGACTGGTGCTTCCGGAAGACATTTCTGATAAGGATTATGTCCAGTATGGAACAGAGGCGGAAGAACATCTCCGTGCGCTGTTCGCGCTGGATCATCCGGAATATAAAGTTCTTTATGATTCGGATAACATGTTTACCAATTCTAAGTATCCCTGGATGCATGCTTCTTTAGATGGGGAGCTTCTGGACAGTACCGGACGTCATGGGATCCTGGAGATCAAGACCACAAACATCCTTCAGAGTTCCCAGTGGGAGAAATGGCGGGATAAGATCCCGGATAATTACTTCTGCCAGGTGCTTCATTATCTGGCAGTAACAGAATACGATTTTGCAGTCCTGAAGGCCCAGATCAAAAGTGGTCAGGGAGAACGGATGCGGATCGAGACAAGGCATTACTTTATTGAACGTAAAGAAGTCGAGGAGGATATAGAGTGCCTGGTAGAGTCAGAACGGAAGTTCTGGAACTGCGTGGTCACGGGTACCAGGCCAAATCTGATCCTTCCGGCAATATAGGAAAAGGAGAGCGTACATGATGGAACTGAAGATCTACAGCCCGCAGGATACGGGCTTTATCCAGAAGATCGACTGGAACTATGACGAACTTAAAAAGGAGATCGCAGCAGCAATAGAAAGCTATGCCAATTCTGTTTATACAGATGACATGATCAAAAAGGCCAAGGAAGACAGGGCCAAACTGAATAAGGTATCAGATGCATTAAAGAAGGAACGTACCCGCATCCGTAAGAAGCTCCTGGAGCCGGATGAACAGTTTGGAAAGGAAGTCCAGGAACTGACAGGCATGATCCAGAAAGCAGCATCTAACATTGATGATCAGATCAAAGGCTATGAAGAACGCCTGCGTGAGGAAAAGACCGCCAAGGTCAGGGAGTTCTATGAGGATAACATCCATGACATTGGCAAGTATCTTCCGTTTGAGCGTGTGATGCAGCCAAGATATGCCTTGGCTTCTACTACAATGAAGTCCATTAAGGAAGAGATCCTGGCGCTGATCCAGAAGGTGGATGAGGGACTGGCTGTCTTAAATGAGGTAGACAGCCCTTATGCCGGTGATATGAAGAAAGTTTTTTTGGAGACTTATGATATCGGCGCGGCCATGGCGAAAAGGAACCAGCTGGAGGCAGAGGAACAGAACCGCAGGATTTACCAGGAAGAAATGGCAAGGAGAAAGGCAGAGCAGGAAGCACAGAGGAAAGCCGCAGCTGAGAGCGTGATGGCAGCCGGAAGACAGGAAAACGTACAGGCAGCTCCTGCAGGACCGGTTAAGGCAGAAGAACCTAAAATGGAGACCGTAGAAGAGCCGGTCAATGTGATCGATTTCCGGGTCTATGCCACCAGGGAACAGCTGATGAAGTTAAAAGGATTCTTAAAAGAGAACGGCATCCGGTTTGAGCCGGTACCGAAACAGTAAGAGGAGGATATAGAAATGGCAGTAGCAAACAGGTTAGCACCAAGGACACAGAAGACGGGATTAACTGCATATCTTACCCAGGATGCAGTTAAGGACCAGATCAACAAGGTAGTAGGTGGGAAGAACGGTACGCGTTTTATTTCCAGTATCGTATCAGCGGTACAGGCAACACCGGCCCTTCAGGAATGCACAAATTCCAGCATCCTGTCAGCGGCACTTCTGGGAGAGTCATTAAACCTCTCCCCAAGCCCACAGCTTGGCCAGTATTACATGGTCCCTTATGATAACCGCAGTAAGGGCGCCAAAGAAGCACAGTTCCAGCTTGGATATAAAGGTTATATCCAGTTAGCGACCCGTTCCAGTCAGTATAAGAAACTGAACGTGCTTTCTATCAAAGAAGGGGAACTGATCCGCTTTGATCCTTTGAATGAGGAGATCGAAGTGAACCTGATCCAGGATGATGAGCAGAGAGAAGCAGCGCCCACGATCGGCTACTATGCAATGTTTGAGTACACCAATGGCTTCCGGAAAGCAATGTACTGGAGCAGGGCAAAAATGGAAGCCCATGCCAAGAAGTACAGTCCTGGTTATAAACGCGACCTGGAAAAAGGGACAAGCTGGACCTTCTGGGCCAAGGACTTTGATGCTATGGCCTACAAGACCATGCTCCGCCAGCTGATCAGTAAGTGGGGCATCATGAGCATTGACCTTCAGGACGCCATTGACTCTGATATGGCAGTGATCCGTGAGGACGGAAGCCGGGATTATGTGGAGACTGTACAGCCGGATGCAGTAGAAGAGGCAGCGGTACCGCAGGAAGAGAATGCTGCAGTCCAGGAAGATGATGCTGCGCAGGAAACGAACGATGCAGCGGCAGATTTTTTCAGCTAAATAGGTGAAATGAAAGGAGGTGATCAAGGCATGGCGATAACATTTGACAGCATTGGCAATGGCGGGCTTCAGGAGAAGTTCAACATGGCCCTGAGACAGATCGGAAGGAACATCCTGGATCCGAACATGGATCCGGAAGCTGCCAGGGAAATGACGATCAATATCAAGTTCAAACCGGCCGGGCGTGGGAACCTGAAGGTAGAGTATAACGTGAAGCCGAAACTGGCCGGATTTAAGAAAGCGGAGACCATGTTCCTGGTGGGACAGGACTCCAGTACGGGCCGTATTGATATGTCAGAGCCGGGGAGCAGGCTCCCACAGGTCAATCCGGTACAGGAGATCCCTGCAGCTGCTTATGAAGAGGTCAGCCCCGGCAGAAGGGCGGATCCGGAGACGGGTGAGATCTTTGAAGAACGCAGGACCGGGCCGATTGACTTAAGGAGGCAGCAGGCATGAGGAAGGAAGAAAGCTGTGGAACCTGTAAGTATTACTCACCAGTTGATGAAGATGCGTTTTTATGCAACTGTGAGGAGTCAGAGTATTACTGGGATCATGTAACGAATGAAGATTACTGTGGTTGTCATGACCAAAGAAATAAATAAGTAAAAGGAGAGAAAATCAATGTTAGAAGGTTTAAAAGATGCCCTGGAGCATGTGGAAGATCTTGCCAGGGAAAATGAGAAAACAGAAGTGGTGGAGATCTGCGGTCATACATATGCCAACAAGGCACTGAGAAGATATGATACCGCCAATTATGCAGAGCCTGTAAAGGCCACGACCCTTTCAGCACTGGCAGATTACATCGTAAACTGCAGGGAAGAGTTTACAGAAGGCAGAAGGATGATCATCCATGTAGTAAGTCCTACAAAAGTCAGGCTGATGTCTGCCCTGGATGGGGAACGTAAGAGAGAGGTCCTGTTTGAAACGGATGCCCAGGTTTCCGGCTTCCACTTTGACCAGTGGTACGACCAGGAAAGCTTTATGATCGGCCTGCAGGCCAACTTCGCAAAAACGGCGGACCTGGATGCGGTGCTCCTGCTTGCCGGAAATATCGAGAGAAAGAATGAGCAGACCTATTCCGATGACGGCTGTACCCAGGTGGCAACCATGACCGTGGGTGTGGCGGCCAAGGCAGATGCGATCGTACCAAACCCGGTCCAGTTAAGACCTTACCGTACCTTCCAGGAAGTAGAACAGCCGGTCAGCCAGTTTGTATTCCGTATCGGAGACAGAGGGACACCGGAGTTTAAGCTGGTGGAAGCAGAGGGCGGCATCTGGAAGACAGAAGCAGTAAGAAAGATCAAGGATTATCTGGAGTTAGTCCTGTCAGAACAGGATATGGCTCTTAGAAATCGTATCACTATCATCGGATAATCTATCGTATTTGGAAAAGCTTGTTTTACTACCTTAAAGGTCAGGATCATATGTCACGATATTAAATGACCAGAGGTGTTGTACCTGAAGGGGCGGAGCATGACCCAAGTCTCTGACCACCGCCCCTTTTAAAAGAAAGATGAGGATCGTTATGGGAAAGTCACAGCGGGAAAAAGGAAAACGCGGGGAACGGGAACTGGCCGGAAGGTTAAGGGACCACGGCTATGACTGCCGCAGAGGGCAGCAGTTCTGCGGTGCCAGCGGTGATGCGGATGTGACCGGTCTCCCAGGCATCCATATAGAATGTAAGAGAGTGGAACGGTTAAACCTCCAGGAAGCCATGGAACAGTCCAAAAGGGACGCCAGGACCGGAGAGATGCCGACTGTGTTCCACCGCAGGGACCGGTCAGAATGGCTGGTCACCATGAGATTAGAAGACTGGATCCAGCTCTTCAAAGAGTGGGAGGCTGGACAGCAGATAACGGAAGGAAAGGAAAATGCCAAGACAGCAGAAGCCAGGTCTTAGTTACTTTCCTCTTGATGTCGATTTTTTCACGGATAATAAGATCCGGATCCTGCGTGCCAGGTTTGGCAATAACGGGATCGCGGTATATATCTATTTACTC